TGGAGAGATGTTGTACTGCATAATGAGATGAGGGTAGAGAGAATTAAGGTCAAAAGACACAACCCAATCATACTTTCCCGGAATCGGTTCCTTGACATATGCACCTGCATATTTGGAGTCTTTATCAGAACGAACAATGGGAGGGATTACTATATTTTTCTTTTTGAGGTAATTGTAAATGATAGTATCCCACATACGAACCTGAGAGAACACATCTGCATAGTTTGCCTTAGCGTCATACGCCATAACAATTGCTAGTTCAATCAGTTTCATCTTGTCTTCCATACGGTCAACAAGTTCCACGTCAATGATGTTATATTCTACAAACTTTTGCCACCCATTAGTATAGAAATCTTTAAAGGTATCAAACTCAGAGTGATCTAGTTTCTTTTGTCCAAGTTCCACACTCGCAATATAATCCAGTCGATAGGATTCTTGCGCCTTATAAGTGAACTTCTTATAAAGATTTAGGTAATCAAGTTGTGTAATACCTCCAACATCATAAGAAATATGTTTACGACCTGCAATGAAAGTTTCTTTTTCGGTAACAAGTCCCCAAGGAGATAATCTTTTCATCAATTTTTCACCAAGAATTCTATCAATACGACGCACTAGGTACGGCATATCATATAGTTCACTATTCCAACCAGTGACAACTTCAGGTGTGTTACCTTCAACCATCCACCAGTTAATAAAGTCATTCAGAAGTTCATACTCAGTCCTGAAACTTTTATAGATGACATTCTGCTGCTTGTTATTGAATGGTCCTTGACCCCAGGTACGGATTTGTTTGGTAGTATAATCCTGCACTGTAATGAGGAGAACTTCCTCTGCAGCAGACTCAACATCAGGGAATCCATTTTCAGATTTAACCTCAATATCAATTGTAGAGATCTTGATCTTATTAGTATCAAACTTGATCTCTTCTTCAGGATACTTCTCAGAAATGTATTGATAAATGTATCTATCATTCCCATAAATCTTGAAGTTGTCTACACCATCATATCGCTTGATAAAATCACGACACTCACGAACAGTTCCAGGTTCAACTGATTGAACATAATCACCTTCAAGAGTTTTGTATTTGGTTTTTCCTTTTGATTCAACAAAAAGAGTCGGGTAAAACTTCTCTCGTGTCATGAAATGTTGACCATTTTCATAACCACGGACCAAGAAGTGATCCCCGACCATCTGGACGTTCGTATAAAATCTCATTCGGTAAGTTTCAAATACTTGGCAATAACATCAGGAGATGGATCTGCGATTGTGAGAATGTTCTCAGCACGTATCATCAATTCTGTTTGATTAGTTCCCTTTGGCCAGGGTTCCATATTCTCTTCGGTAAAGAATCGATAAGGTTTAATTAACTTGCAATTGGGATCTCCAATAGCAGCATCAACCTCCTCAATCTCACTAATTATAACATTGTCAACATCAACAAGCAAACATTTAATTGTTTTATCCATTTAGGACCTCGGTTTCACTTAGTGGTACTTCTTCTTCAACTTCCAATTTGGAAGTTGTTTTTCTTACAAACATTTCTCTCACACTTGGGATAGGTTCACAAATAGTAGAAACAGTATCTGCAGTAATTACAAAACTAGTATCACTAGAAAGAATCATCCAAGGTGTAAGCACAATATCTAGTTCATAATTTCCTTTACCAGTATCACTTTCCATTAGAGCAGTTTTTTCTTGTGTTCTAATGAAATGGGGATTATCAAGCATATAACCCTTAACCTGTTCTTCCTGAACCACTTCTTTTGCATCAGTTATCAGGGTTTCTCCTGTTTTAAGGAGCATCAATTTAATTGTCATGATTTTTCTGTTACTTCCTTTTTAACATCTTGTTTTACTTTAACTTCAGTAGGATATTCTGGAGCAGGACGATACTTACGATACCTTACGGTTTCAAACGTTTCAAAAACCTCTTCTGGATTACCATAGCAGGTCTTCTTACGGATCTCTACAAACTCATCATAGGGATCAGACTTTACATCAGGATACTTTTTATGTGCATCCTCAATTTTCTTCCTACTAATTACCTCATAATCAACACCATCACCAGAGGTGGGTAGAACAACATCGACATACTCTTTCTTTTTAGCAGCCATGAGACTTTTTAACTTCAAGAGTATTATACCAATAAAAAAGAGGGGAGTCAACTGGATTTGGCCAGTTCCCCCTCCGTCCATACGGCGACGATATTCATTTCTATTTAGAACCACTCCTTCCTTTGATGATGCTCTGGAACAATTCTCCCCAGAACAATACTCAGCAACCCATCCTCAAATTCAACTGATCTAACTTCCGTTTCATCACTGAGGGTCCAAGATCTGGTGAAAGATCTTTGAGCCACTCCTCGGTGGACATATGTCGTTTCGGTTTCTGTATCTTCTTTTTGTCCTTCGACAAAGAGTTTTCCGTCTTGTGTGTAGACATTTACTTCTGCTGGTTTGAATCCTGCCAATGCTAATTCTAGTCTTGATTCTACGTTGCTAACCGTGACTAGATTGTATGGTGGATAATTAGTGGTTGTTTCGTGAAGGTCAAACACCCTACTAAGGTATTCATCCATACCAATGCTATTCTTATTTATGCGCTCCATCAGCGCAGGCAGATCCGCAGCACCGTATCGTGTGAGGTTTCCCATTGTACTTCTCCTTTTAAAGCGAGATTAGATTGTGTGATCCCCGAAGGCAATCAAACATATTTATAGCACAAACCATAAAAAATGAGGTGTTGCCACCCCCATATTTTTATTCGGTAACTTCTACTTTTTTCTTTTTCGCACCAATATTGTATTTAGTTTCGAGAATCCAGTCTTGCTTGTCTTTGTAAGCAAGTACTTTAATCTGATTAAGCGGAGCGATATCTTGAATTTTAGAGACATCTACAATACCAATGAGACCCCAATCTGCAAGTAGTTGAGCTATACGATTACGACGCTGAACATCGTTAACAGTAAGATTAGCATGCTTTCCATCTAAAGCAAACAATTCCTTAAAGTGTACAAGAAAATATCTTCCTTGTTTATGTAAAATGTGACAGGATTGATAGATTTTTTTCTCCTTCCTTGACGCCACTCCGATACGAGTCAAAGTTTCACGCACTTTCAAAAAATCGTCGGGTTCATTTAAAACCACTTCAACCATTTTTTCAGGTGTCCACTTCACTTCGGGTTCTTGAACCACACTCATTTTTTACCTCCAATGTCAAATTTCGATTTAATAACGTTAAGTTGTTCTTCTGTAAGAATACTCAAAGCTTGCTTTGCCTTTTCATTACTATAACCATAATGACGTTTGACATAATCAAGATCTTTGATTTTATCTTGTCGGAGCCAGGGAGAAAATCTCTTCTTTTTCCTCAGACTATTTAGATAAAAATCATATTGAAGTTTCTTTGGTAGGAAATGATGTAGATTCATTTCATTTGCAAACATAATTGCATCAAGATGACCCGAAAAACATCTATTGATGATATATGGAGGATATTCTTTTTCAATAGATGGATCTTCATCAATTAGATTTTCTTTACTCTGATTAATACTATTCAACCAATCCTTCAATTCCATAATTAAAAAGTAAAAGTTCCTTACGTTCCTTTTGTTCTCTCATATACTCACCCACAGAACGCATCGTATAGGTAAGATTAAATTCACCAGTTTGATAATCTGTAAAGCGATCTTTAATCAATTGTGACGAATTATAAGATATTAGTTGAGGTCCAATAAACCTATCACAAATAGTAGCAAATCCATCATGATCAAATAACTTATGCATATCTCCCTTTTTACCATAAAGATTTGATGCAATCTCATATGGGGGATCAAGGTAAGTAAAGCACTTTTTATCATCAGATAAAAGTTCTTGGTATCTTTTATTAGTTATTTTCCAATTTTCAATAATTTTAGAATAACCAGGAAGTTTGTCTATTCCTCGCTGTGAGAAGTTGTTGTCGGATGCTTGTGCTGAAAAAGATGAGGACTCAGTGAGACCAGAGAAAGAGCACTTGTTAACAATAAAGAAACTAACAGCACGATGAAAGGGTTCTGTTCTTTGTTCTCCATAATTTAAATATTCCTTCGCTTCAAGAAATAACTTTTTAGCAGATTCTGGATCTGGATGACGACATTTTAGATCGGTCAGTTCATCACGCATTCTTTGACCACTATCTCTCAACTCACACCAGAAGTTATAGAGAGGTTCATAAAGATCATTAACCCAAATATTTAAATGCGGGTATTTCTTAGTAATATGTATCGCTACACTTCCACCACCAAGAAAAGGTTCACGATATTCTTTATACCCATCAAGATTAGGAATGTATTGATCTAATTTTGTGCAGGCACGGGATTTACCCCCTGGATACCTGAGGGGAGTCTTCAGAGATTTCATAATCAGGTTTGTTG